GCACTCGAGGCCCTGTTCACCTTGCACGCCGCGGGGTCCTTGACGGCCCTCGAGTCCGGGCTCGCCGCGGACACGCTGCGCCGAGGTCCAAGGGACATTCGAGAGGTCGCGCTCCGCTTTCCGCGCCACCGCCTCGCTCAACATGGCGATTGCGTAGCGGAGTTCCGTCGATGCCTGGTTGCGTCCGTTGGTCATTCGAACTCTCCGCCATCTATGACCGCCTCTTCCGCGTCGCATTGCGCCACCGAGACTTGCTCAAACACGATGAGCGAGTAGGTCGCTCCGGGTGCCCCTGTCGTGCCGTCGCTCCACAGGATGCACTTCGTGCCCACGGACGCGGGAAGATGCACCACAAGGGCGGTCGCGAAGATTCGGTTGAACGGAGTCGCGTCGAGGACCTTCACGTTTCCGAACACGCTCTCCGCGTCATACGTGGGGTTGGTGGCGCCATAGACCGCCGTGATGTAGGCGGGCATGCAGCGCGGTCCGGTGCGCGGGAAGTTGGCGTTGTAGAGGGCGAGCTGATCCGCGCCGGAGTGCGCCGTGAGGCCGCGCCCGCGGATGGCGAGAAAGCGCCGCGCCTGCATCCGGTTGAGGCTCGCCGCGGTGAGCGTGTCGCCTGGCCGGAACCGGACGGGAAGTGCTGGCATTAGGCACCGCCGCCGATCTCGAGGTCGAGAAAATTCTCGCTCTCGTACCAGAGGAGGCTTACGGCAAACGTCATTGTGTTGCTGGGAGGCTTGCCGGTCTCCGGATCGACCCACTCGACGATTGGCTGCCAGCCGTATTTCTTGCTCGTGAACTCCATCACCACGTTCCACGCGGGAGAGGCGCCCAACGGCGAGACGATTCCGGGCCCGCACAAAAACTCGTAATCAAACTTCGTGCAGAGCCATTGCGTCGGCCCCAGGCCGTACCACTCATCATCGTTCACCTTGTTGAGATACTTCCGCTGATCAACGGCCGGATCATCGAGCTCCCACACCCGCTCAAAGCGCAACACCTGTTGCGCCATTTGCGCCTGTATGACCGCACATTGCTGCTTCGTCGCGGGACCCACGAGGTTCGGCGTCCACGTGGCCGGATCCTGGGAGGAGCGCGCACTCTCAACGGTTTCCAGTGCGCCCGATCCGCTGCGAAGGTAGTCCGGATACACGTAGAGGCGCCGGTAGACACATTCGACAAGTACCTCGTTCGCGGAAATGGGCTTTGCCATGCGCTCCACCACGCGCAACGGCGAGCCCACATACAACGGGTCGAACGGTTGCGGACACGCCGCATCATCGAGTGCGTCTAGTAGCAGGGTCTGGCTCAGCGCAAGCCCCGCGATCACAACCGGCTCTATGAACTCTTGCCGGTCGCCGTTGACCTCGCGCGCCGCCTGTCCCTCGAGGATCTTCCGGATGCCGCTCACTGGACGGTCGTCTTTCTCGTGTTGACCGCGATCTGGGCGAGGAGCGCGGTCTGGCGTGCCGCCTGTGTGCCCTCGAGCCCGCCGAGGCCCATGGTGAGCGCGGTTACTTGTCGGAAGGTCCGGGGCCCCCTCGGCTCCTCACCGCCGGGGCGCCGGCCCGTGATCAGCGCGACAATGTCACGGGCAGCGCTGTCCTTGCGGAACGGCAACTGAAATTGTGCCGCGAGCCCGATCACCTTTCCCAAGATGCCGCCTTTTTCGATGAGCTCGTCGAATCCCTGGGAGAGCGTTTCCGTCCATGATTTCCCCGCCACGCGCGCATCCGCCATGCCGCGGAGGAGCTCGCGCGTGGCGCTGACCGCCTCGCGGATCCCCTCCGCCTTTCCGATGAGGCGCAGTTGGTCGGTGAGTACCGCCGCCTCACTCTTGACGCGGCGGGCGCTTGATCCCACCTTGCGGAACTCGCGTTCCGCCTGGCTGCTGTTGGCCATGATCCCGATGAGGAGTGACGCAACGGTGGCCATCAGTGCCCTCCCCCGCCGAGGGCGCGCAGGCGTTGCGCCATCTCCTCCACGCCTTGCGCCGGCTCGTTGCGCCAGTGCATGCAAAAATCTTCCGGCCGCGCCGCCGGGGCTCCGCTCGCGCGGTAGGCATTGCAAAGTGCGCTGGCGATTTGGCCGGCGCGGAGGTCCGCGCGGAGCGCCGGCTCAGGCTCGAGCCGGAAGAGCGCGAACCACGCCGAGAGCTCGGCGCTGTCCATCTCGGACAAGAGCCGCCGCCGCGTCATGCCCAGGGCGAGACAGAGAGAAAGGATCATCCGCTCTCGCTCCGATCCGCGGAGAATTGTTCCAACTCGGCCACCTCGGCCGCACCGATACGGTTGAGCCGCATCGCCGCGGCAAACACGCGATCAACCGGCGCCGCGTCGAGCTCCGAGATCCGCGGGAGATCGCCGTCGGTGAAGAGGCGGTTGCCGTCGAAGTCGCACGCGCAGGCGCACACGAGAAGGGCGCGCACGTGCCGGCCCTTCGACTTCCCATCGAGGGCCATAGTCTCGAACCGGTCCCGCTCGCCCGCGGTGAGCATGCGCACGAAGACCGCGCCGCCCCACTCCGGGACGGCCACTTCCATCGGCGCCTCGCGGGGTGCCGCGAATATCTCGCCGGCGGAGAGCACGCGCATCATGCGTCCGCACCGTCCGTCCATGTCGGGAGCCCCGTGAACGTGAACTCGATCTCGCGCGTGATGAGACCGTCCGGCGAGGCGAACCCGGTGCCGAGCCCGGAGATGTAGGCGTCACCCTCGAGCGTTCCGGGGGTCTCGTTCCCCGCAAACGCGATCGCCAGGGGCGCAATAACCCGGTCTTTGAAATTGGTCTCGAGCTCCGAATTGACGGAGCCCTCGTAGTTGACCGTGATCCGCTGAACCACGGTTCCGAGGAGCCCTGGGAGCGCCTGTCGCGAGAAGTTGGGGCTTCCGCAGTTGGTTATGTCGATGCGCTCCACCTCGCGCGTCGGATGGGCCACGCCTACGAGGTGGAGGACCACCAACTCGTTCCACGTGACCTCGCTCTGATAGCCGATTGTCTGGCCCATTTACGTGCCTCCAATGAATGCGGAAACGTGGACGGTGGTCGCGTAGTCGATGGCGCTTTCCGTGCCTGGCCGCGGCTCACAGCGATCGCGCCGGTCGGTGACGAGGAACCGCCACACCTCGCCGCCGGCGTTCCCGTGGAGCGCCGCGTCGACGAGGTCCGCCACGTGCACCGCGAAGAGGTGCGAATCCGCCACACAATCGATCTCGTACTCCACGCGCACCACGTGGGGGATGGCGCACGTGAGTTGCTTCGGCGCCTGGACGCGCTGATAGGCCACGAACGGGCGCGGCGCGTCCGGCGGTGCGAGCTGGGGATAGATGCGCTGCTCCACTTCCGCGGCCACCGAGGAGTCCGCGGCGAGCATGTTGAAGAGGGCCACGTCCGCGGCGCTAGCCATCGGTGGAGGTTTCCTCTCCGCGGTGGAGCCCTTGCCCGCGTCGGATGGACTCCACCTCGCGCCGGATTTCCTGTACGCCCGCCTGGAGGGCGAAGCTGCCCGCCATGCGTGCCGCGTTGGTGAGCATGAGCCGCGCCGGCACCCGGCTCCGCGAGTCACCGCGGCGGAGCGCCTCGAGGAGCGCCGCCCGCTGCGAGGGGTTGCGCCGCGCCTCGCGCTGCGATGCGCGGACGCCGCTCGAGCGCTTCCCGATCCCGTGTCCCCATTCCACGAACGCGCCGTAGAACGTCGAGCCCGTGAACCATTTCTTCCCGATGATGAGCGCAATTGCGGCGGTCGAGCGCGAGACGTTGCGGAGGCGCCGCACCTTGAGGGCGCGCCGCAGCATGCCCGTCTTGCGGGGGGTCGAGGGGAGCGCCACGGCGCGCAGGATCTTCGCCGCGGTGCGCAATCCGCGATTCACCGTGCGCCGCCGGAACTTGCGCTCGATGGTCGAGAGGAGCGAGTCCACCTCGCGCGCGTCGATTGAGAACGTGATCCGGCTCATTCGAGCGGTTCGCGGCACACGAGCCGCGCCTCCCGCGAGCGCTGATCCGGGTCGAGCACCGCAACGATCTCGAGCACGCGAGCGCCGTGCTTGATGCGATCCGTGATCGAGACCGAGAGCGGGAGACGAACGCGCAATTCGACGCTCCGCTCCCCGTACACCTGTCGGATGCGCGAGAGCTCGGCGCCGGCGTCGTTTCTCATTTCCGCCCACACGGTCTCGTCATTGAGCCACGAGA